GTTACCTTTTGGCCTTCCTTGGTAACTCTGTAAATTTCTCCACGATTGATTTGGCTTTGTAAATCTTGGATCTGACGATCAAACATCTTCTCAGCACTGGCAATCTTTTGCTCCATGCTTGCCTCTGGCTTGCCATGAATGGAATCAAATTCCCTTTGCAAGGCATCACGTTGAGCTTTCAGCTCTAAAATGTCTGGAGGATAAGGAAGCTTTTCTTTTGCCGCCTTGCGTTCTCCTGTCTTGATCCTTACATTCAGTTCTGCAATCTCATTCTTAAAACGATTGCGGATAGCATCCAGAGCCCCATTAAGCTGAGTTGTTGGATCTTTAACAACAATTCCAAGCTGTTTAATTAAGGCATTAATCTTCTTGCCAACCAAACGCTCTTCCACTTGTTGCTTCCTTCGTTCTGGAGCAAGCCTCCTTGGTGGCACTCCTTTTAGAACGTCTCCAACTTGACTTAGTTTATTAACAAGTCCCGTCCAATCACTCAATCTTTCTTGAGTTTCTGTTTTGGAAATCTGTTTGAAAATTCCATTGCCAGCAACGGCATCAATTGTCTTTTGAACATCCCAATCTTTGCCAAGCTCTTTAGAGGCAATCTTAGTGACGTTCTGGAGCAATTCACTCCTATTTGTTTTCTTTCCAGCATCAACGTCTTTTTGAATTAATGCCTTGGCAATATTTCTGATCGTTGAGCCCAACGACATTGGATCGTCTTTGCCCTCACCAAGCTTTGCAGAATAACGATCAACAAGCTCATCGCTTGTCATTTCCCCTACCTTCTTGCGAGGTTCTGCTTTTGGCTTTGGAGCCGCCTTGGGAGCAGTGGCCTTTTTCGTTGCGGCCTTCACTTTAGGTGTTTGCCCTTTGGCTACTTGAGTTGTCGTTTTATCAAGATGCTTTTCAGAAGCTTGGCGTATTTCATCAAGATGAGGTTTAACATAATCACCAAGATCGCTAACCATCTTTGCTCCCCATGCACTGATTTCACTAATTCCTTTAAGGATGTAATCAGCACCAATGATTGCATGATCTGCCAAATCAATAGGATCAAGTCCTGTCATCAAGCGACCTTCTTTTCTGCGTTGCCTAATACGTTCTCTAGCCGCATTTGCTTGATCATTGAGAATCTTTTTGATCTTCTCAACAATCTTAGCAATTTCTGGAGCTATTGGTTCTGGTTTTGTGACTTCTTCAGCTACTTTAATCTTTACAGGCTCAAATGGTTTTTGAGCTTGTGCTTGCTTGTCCTGTAATTCCGCTTGGGATTTTTCTTGTTTGGCATCTGATGTTGCATCATCAATAAAAGAATCAATATCAGCTTCAGTTTCTTTTGTTTTCTTTTGTTTCTGAAGCTCATCAGCCTTCCTGTCAATTTCCCTTAAATCACGAGCTTGTTGTTTTGCTCTGTTTTCTTCCTCTTTAGTAAGAGGGCGTTTTAATGATTTCTCCCTCTTGCTCTTAATGCTTGCGTAGGAGTGATCAGTGTTGCGTTGAATCCTTCTTATCTGCAATGCCGCCGCCGTTGTGCTTCCCACACGATTGTAGGCGTTCTCAACCAAACCAATATCATCTTCAAGTTTGGAATGAGACAATTCAAGTGCCTTTAATTTCTCTGGATCTTTCTCATCCCTAATTTGAGTCTCAAGCTTTTCTCTTTCGTTAATTAAATCTCCCTTATGTTGGAGAAGGGCAACCATGTCAACTTGATCAACAACAGACCTTGGGTTTGCCCTTACTCGCTCAAGCAAATCAGCTTGGTAGGTGGGAGAATCTTGAATGCGTCTTGCCGCCTCATTCCAAGACTGATCATTGGTCAGTTGCTTTTCTGGATGAATTGGCTCAAGCCCCCTAGCCACACGATCAGCATTAACCTTGGCATTAGTTGCCGCCAGTTCTTTAACTGCATTTTCTTTCACGCCCACTTGCTCAACTGCCTTCTCAATAGGAATCTTCCCATTTGAATTGGCATGAATCTCAAAAGCATCGTGAGCCTTATCGTAAATTTGTCTTAACGTGGCCTCTCCCTGCTCTCCTTCAAAAGTTCCTTCGTCAAAGTTAGCAGTGTATTCCTGCTTGAATCTTTCAAAATCTTGTGGATTATTACGATCAAACGTGGTGGAAGAGTCCCTTAGAAGCCTAGAAGCCTCCACTACGTTGTTTTTTTCAAACTCCCCTACTGCCGCCGCACCGCCTAAAGGACGAGGCTTTTCTGCGGCCTGTGGAGCTTCTGCCTCTGGAGCTGGCTCTGCCGATGGCTCTGCCGCTTGCTCTTTCTCAATGTCAAGAGCAGTGTCTATGCTGTGCATGACAGGCTGACCAGAGATGTTCCCCTTATATTGATCATTTGCCCTAGCAAGCCTTTCGGCATCTTCCCTAGAAATAAACTCTCCAAGTTCCGTAACAAACCCATGATTTGGGGTGTTGCGTTTATTTGGATCTGTTTCTGGTTCTTTCCCAGCTTTTGATTCTGCTGTCTCGTGATCTTCACCTATGTGAACAATGCCAGTTTCGGGATCACGATAAGCCGCCGCATAAATGCGATTTCCTTTTACTTCTTCTTGGCCTTCCTCGCTTGGCTCAAGGCTATGGCTATAGCCTGTTTTTGTGGCTTTCCATGCTTCATTTCCATACGGATATTCGCTGACACCGCCTTTTTGCTCTTCCCCTGTTTTAGTGGCATACTCTGTTCCTTTGGTTAGTTCCGCTACAGTAGATTCGATTTCGGCTTTTCTAGCCTTTGCTCGTTCCTCAATAGCTGGATCGGTTTCTGTTTTGACTGCTTCTCGTGCCGTGAAAGGCCCAATATCTTGTTCTATCTTTCTTGCTCCATGTGCTGACAACACTGCCCCCATAAGAGCAGACTCAGCTTCACTTCCAAGCGTGATTGGGCTAACTTCTTTATCAGATCCAGTTGCCGCTTTTAAAATTGATTCAACTCCATACCTAACTGGCTCAAATGCAGTTCCACCAATAGCTCCGCCAATAATTGACTGAGCCCTTTGCTTTCCTGTCATTTTAGCAAGGTTCTTAATAGAACCAACTGCATCTGGAGCTAATGCCGCCAAAGAAGCTAATTGAGATAGCTCTGGATTGTCTTCCTTGGCTTGTTCAATAGCCTTGTCTGCTCCAATGAGTTTCTCTACAAATTCAGTGGCTTGATCTCCCACATATTGACCAGCTACAAATGCTCCCATTTCAATAGCTGGAACAGCCAAGGCTCCCAAGCCTCCAGTTGCGACTGTTTCTCCTGCGGCTATTGGGGCAACTGCCGCCGCCGCCACGCTACCTAGAAGCCTTCCTGCAAGGCTTTTGGCTCCTGCCGCCGCCAACTTACCAACACCTAGCCCTGCCGCCGTTTCTGCGGCACTGGCTCCTGCGGCTGTTAGTGCTTCAGTTGGGTTTTCTTTAATCCCACCAACTAATCTCTCAAGGTAATTTTGAGTGGGGGATTGAACCCCACCCTTCTCATCAATTATTTCCGCTTCGTTCCCCTCATTGCTTTGGAGTCGTAGCCCTTGCCCATCTTTTTGCCCTTTGCCTCCATCTTTGGCTTGGACATTGGTTTGCTTGCCTTTTTCAATCGTTCCACCTCCTTTAGAAGCTAATTGATCAAATATGTCACCTTGACTTACTTGATCACTAGCTTGTTGGCCTTCGCCGTTACTGCCGTCGAGCGTCCGCACTGGCTCTTTCCGCTTGACTTGAACTCGTTGTTCGCTGGCTTGTAGCCCCCCTCCTGAGTCTTGCGGCTGAACTTGTTCGTTGGAACCTCGTCCCTCATTGCGATTTTTGCTGGTTTTTGTTTCATCTGTTATTCCACCTCCTTTTTGTTTTAAGCTATCATATTTGTTTGCTACTTCTTCAAGAGTGTATCCACGTTCTTTAACTTTTGTAAAAGACGGATCGGCTTTACTTAGGCGATCATAAATTTCATCGTCAGAATAACCTCTTTCCCTTGCGGTTGAAAGAACGGATGAGTCGAAAATCATTGTTTTGGAGGGAAGAGTTCATCAGTTATAGTTGTTGGAGGTGTTTCTTGTCCACCAGATTTAAGAATCCTAGCTTGCTCAAGATCAGTTTTTGGAATGATCTGATAAGGAGATTTTTTGTCTTTGGGATTCTCAAACACCCTAAATTCTCCATTAGGGTCTGGAACCATTCTCCCAGACTTGTCCCTTGAAGCGGAATACCATTTAACCTTCCCAGTCGTTATTTCTTCTTCATTGTCAATCAACGCAAGAGGGATGCCCTTAACAAGTTGATTAGCCATGTTGAGATTTTGCACTTTCTCACGAGTTGCCTCATATCGTGCTTTGGGACTCGCTTCGTACTCTTTCCTCTTTTGTTCTTCCCTAGCTTCAGAAATTCCAATTGCTTTCTTAGCTTGAATTTCAGCTTCAGCTCCCTTTTGAGCAAGGTCTCTTTGTGATTTTTCAGCCCTAATCCTTTCAATTTCAGAGGCCGCAAGACCAGCATCAAACCTTCCTGTTGTTGGATCAAACATGGATGGAGTGGCGGCTTTAAGTTTAAGGTCAGTAGCCATTGCCGCAACAGCCGCATTAACAGAAGATTCTGAAGCTTTATGCCTTTGGCTTAATTGGGTTAGGAATGGTTCAATCTCTGCCTTTACAGATGGGTTGGCAAGCTCATGAGCATGATCAGCAGTGAATCCAAGTATTTGCTGTGGGAATGCTATCATGTTGTCTGGATCAAATGACTTTGCCTTATCCCTCAAAACTGCGGCAGTTTGTTTTGCATTAAGAGTTTCTTCCTCTTCCTCTAAAGCCTTTTGATGCTCTGCGGCTGAAAGTAATCCTTTTTTCATTGCAATTCTCTTTTCAGTGAGGGCGTTCCCCCAAGCTTGTTCAGAGTGTGCCCTAGCCATGTCATCAGTAAGTCCAGCTTGTTTTGCAGTACGAAATTGCTGTCTTTTAAAATTTGCTTCCTGTGCCCTGTCTTCTTCTCCTGCTAATGGATCTCTAAGGTTTGGATTTTGACGAACGGCAATATCCTTGTAAGCACTCCAATACGGACTAGCTGGGCCTTCTTCTCTTAATCGCTTTTCTGCTTCTTCTCCTTCAAAATATTTTCCTGCCGCTTTTGCCCTTGCAACTGACTTTCCTTCATCTGTTAAAGTTGATTGAGAAATCTTTTTTTCCGTAAGCTCTTCTGGGGTAGCACGACGAGGCTCTTCTCCGTATGCGGCTACGTTTTCTGAAAATGTTTGTGGTCTACTTGTTGCCATATTATTTTTTCTTTTTTCCAGCCACACCATAAGTAGTGCCGCCTAGTGTTTCTTCGTTATATGTTCCAGCCTCTTCAGTTGGTGCAAAGTAATTTTTCACGCCACTATATCCACCAATTGCTCCAATTTTTTCTCCAGCAGGAAATGGATTGCCAACTATTCCTGCATTAATCCTTCTAACAAGATCGGTGGTTGCATCTGGCTCATATCCAGATAGGGTTGGCATAAACTTGCCAGAAGCTCCAGTTTGATATTGCTTATTAGGATCAAGCGGCCCCCTCTTTGGAGAAAATGAAACTCCCTGTATTCCTACATTTCTTTCAAGCGGAGCCCCTGTTTCAAGTTCAATTCCGAATGCAGGAGCGTCACCTAAAAAAGATTTCATCACCTCAGAATGAGCCTCCTGCAAAGAATTTGATTTCATCTTTCCTCTTTGGGCAGTATTTTGAGCGTCCATGTTTCCCAATACTGTTCCAGTGGAAAAATAATCCGTCATTTTTCCTCCCTTCTCAAGGTCAGACATGGAAATATCATCCGTAGATGTTCCTGCGGAATAAATACCAGCAAAGGGATTTCCTTGAACGGCTCCAGACATATTATTTCATTTTTCCAGCTTTATACTGGGAGCTGTAAGCTGGGTTTGTGATTCTCATTGGCTTTGCCATGTCTCCCTCCTCCACATCAGACTCACTTCCAAGCCCCTTAGTTGCAATGTCTTCTTTTGCCTTTTTAACATTTCTGCTTATTTCCTTGGCAATGCTACCAGTGTTTTGAGCATATGCCTGTGCAATAGCCCTGTTTTCTGGCTTTATTGGAGTGTCAATATCGTAGTTGCGATCTAAAGATGGAAGTTTTGCTGGGGCATAATCTGGCTTTGCATACTTTTTCGCATAGTGAGTAAGAACTTGATCTGGAGTTTTTCCTCCGTACTCAGTAGTTAAACTCGTCATCACTCCAGCCCTTGTTGGCATTGGTGCTGGTTTAATCCCATCTAACCAAGGATGCGGATTTGGTTGTGCTGGTTTGGTAGTTTCTTGGGTAGTAACTACAGGAGGAATGGTTGGAGCTGGTGTAGGAGCAGTAGCTGGTGTAGGAGCAGTAGCTGGTGTAGGAGCAGTAGCTGGTGTAGGAGCAGGAGTTGGTGCTACTACAGGAGCTGGAGCTGGAGACTCATTAACAGTAACTTCTGGTTTTGCACTTACTGGAAGGGGTTGTGTTGAAGGAACTCCCTGTTGGTCAACAGAAATCCGATCTGCCATAGTTTGAGTCTTAAAAGCCCAATCTGGAATTTTAGTAAGATCAAAATCCGTCATGTATTGATCTTGACCAAAGTTCTTTTTTAAATAATTAACAATAAAATCCCTTCTAGCTAACTCGTCATCTGGAAATTGCGATTCAGCTTCTTGTTTTGCTTCTAAAATTGCGGCAGTTTGTTGCTGGTCTAAAGTTTTATTGCCTGTTTGACCAAGCACGTCCACTGGTGATAAGGCCCCCTGTAGCTTTCTGCCAATCAATCCAAAAGCTCCTTTAAATCCACTGGAAATTTTTTCCCTTGCCAGTTCTCTTCCTCTGGATTTTTTTTGCTCTTGCTCTTTTTCTTCTTTAAGTGGCATATTAAATCAAGTTGCGAATTAAAGAAGGAGAGAATGCTTTAGTCTGGATCTCCACTCCATTCTGAACTCCCTCTTCGTAGGATTCTGTGGCTTGGTTGAGGCACTGATAAGCAAGCTCCCAATAAACTTGCGCCCTCTCTAACTCATTAATGTTCTCGTAGTTATAAGCCTGTACGCCATAACGATAGGCATTAATGTTCGAGGGAATGAGAAGGTCAGTAGGATTGACAAGAGGCACATAAGCCTTTCTCACAACGCAATAGATTGTGCGAGTCTCTGGGTACTTTCCAACAATCCTATACCTCTGAGTGTCGCTAGTGGTGTTGCTTGGAAGCAATCCAGCAGTTGTTGGCCCAAGCCTAATAAACATGAGGTCAGAAGAAGTTTGAGCAGTAATCCATCCAAGCCCTCCCTCTTCATAGGGATAGAAATCACTCATGATGTCCCCTTGCTCTCCATTGCTATAAGTTGAATCTACAGCAACTGCCTTGATGATTGAATCAATCCCAGCAGGAGTGTCAATATAAGATCCATTCGCATCAGTGACGATGCTAGAAGGCTGAAAAGCATACAAGAACCTATTCCCTCTCCACTGACCTCCAGTGATAAACCTTTCATTAACAAAGTTAATGGCACTTCCCACGGCAGGGTCGCTACTTCCTTGGCTTGTAATAAAGGGAGCTAAAAGCGATTGGGCAGAGGCATAGGTTAGGGAAGCCATGAACTTATCTTGTTACTTACCTCAGTAAGTAAAGTCAATGGATTTAATAAGCATCCTCTTCTTCTTCACACTGCCTGTCCAAATAAGTTTCCAGCATTCCCTTGATCGTGAACTTATTCCCCATCTCCATCGTGTGAAAGGACGTTCCAAGCTCCCCCTCCCTGCTACACATTAACACGCAAGCCTCAAAATGCTCACCAAGCAGTCCTCTAATCTTAGAGAGAGCCTCATTCACCTCTTGATATTCTGAAGAATCTGATGGGATGGGAGTGGCTCTCATTCTTCTTTTCATACTTTAACTAATATTTATTCTGCAATGATCTTCTCAATTTCTTCCCTGCAAGCATCTAATCCTCCCCAACTCCAGAATTGCCTAGCCACTGGCTCCACTTCTGAGGGGTGCTTCCATTCTATTTTGTCTTGATGGAACTTATAAGCCCACTGACCAATAGTGTTAAACTCACTAAAATCTCTAGCTGGTTGGGAAAGAACAAAATCTTTCAACACTTTTCCAGTTTGTTCCTCCACCCACTTCCTAAACTCTCCATACAGCCACCTTGGATAAATAATAGGCAATCGCCTCATATACTCCGCAGAATCATGCCACCCAAGTATTCTGGCAGTGATGGCTATCCAAGGAGATTCTACGCCATCCTCACGCAATACAATAGCCTTCTCGCCGCACATAAAGCTCTCTGGACTGAATGGTTTATTAAATATGCAATCTGAATCCACATGAAGAATGAAATCAGCATGAGAGAAATGATCAGCATGAAGCTTTGTAATCTGCTGACCCATGTAATCATCCGCAGTTGGCTCCACCAAATGCACAATCTCATCCTTAACAAAGGACAATAACTGCACATCATTGGGAGGAACGCAAACATGGATCTTATTGAAGCCACTTGAGTGCTTCTTAATGCTCTTCAAGCAATATTCAAGCCAACCAAAATCCCCCCTATACGATCTAATAAAAATATCTGTTGACATAGTGGCACTCGTACTTTATCAATATCTTGTCTTGCAACTAGATTGTGAGACTGAGGGTGGGTGTGAATGCGTACCACATGATCCAAGAAAACAGCCTCTGCGAACCAAAACGCTTTGCCTGTGGAAGATAAGAGCAGAAATATTCTGCCTTCATTAATCAGGAGGGTAGCCATTTCTTTTCTTTTCTCATCTCTCTTTCCCTTGTTGAAGAACTGGGGGGATAATAGGGGGGTTTCTCTTTGCTCTTTTGGTTTTCTTTAGACAGGCGGGTTATTACACGCAAAGCCCTCCGCAGGAGAGTAGCCATTAAATACAAAAATATATGTTGCCCTCCGCAGGAGCCTTCCCTATTGTGAAATCATCATGATGAACCAACGCCCTTCCTACGATGAACTCCAGATTCACGCCTATCGTGAAGCCACAAAACTAGCGTCCTACGGAGAAGAATTTTCCCACCTAGTTCAAATCCTCAACCCAGAATACGCTCTCCGCTTAAAGATATTTGTTCAGAACCTCCCTTGCGAGGTATCGAGCAAGACCATCTACGGCAGATCAGTAACGTCAAACGTACCACTCACTGCCAAGCAAAAGAAACTACAGGGAAGGAAATAATATGTGCATTCCTCGCTACACCACCTACGATCCTAAAATCGTACCACTTAACATACTAAAGGCTGGAAATACTTCCTCTGGGGAAACCATCCTCATCCTTGGCTCATGCCGAGCAATGCCCTACCTAAACTACATATCAGAATGTAATAATGAACGATATAGAGTGGTATATATTGATCCATTTAACTATCACTTCGACGAAAACAACGAAAAGATAGACTTCCAACAAGCTCTACTCAACCTAGAATCAAATTCAGAACTTCGCTCTCTCTTCGGATCAGTAAAGATATTCATTCACGAACACTACGCCAACTTCGGAATGTTCAACACTTCAGCCTCTTCAGACAAAAACATTTATCAATTTGGCCTCTCTCCAGAAGTTTGTATCCATATCCCATCTTTTCACGACATCTTCATCCTCACCAACGACTTCGTTCTAATAGAATCATTCCTAGATCAATTCAAATTAGACCTAGACATACACGGCGAACTTCAACCATCCACCATTGAAGCCATGAAAGCCATGAGCAATTCCAACATGGCAAAGTTCCTCCGCAATTGCGAATCCACTTCCTTCCCAGAAATGGCTTCCTTTTTCTCAGACAACTGGCTATCCACTCGCCTATTCTGCTCCTTTAATCACATCTCCTGCTCCTACTCCATGAAGATATGGGAAATGATGAACCCTCGCTTCCTACACCTTCCCTGCGACACCGAGAAGCTATCACAGCTCTCTGAACAACGCCTCTACGAAAACACGCAAACCCCTCTCTGCAAATACGACCTCCTCATGCACGACTACAAATGGGACGAGGATATGGGGGAATTAGTCATTCCTGTAACTGGGGAAAAATAGGAAAAATTGGTAAGCACCTTTCTCGCAGAATCGAAGGCAAACCTTCTGTAAGACAAGGTGGTGCCCGTCCTTACATCGTACAGAAAAAGGATTGTTAGTTGTAAGACAACAGTGGACAATGTAAGACGTAGATGACGTGAGGCTTTGTAAGACAAATGCTTACATGGTACAACTAATGTCCTACTAACTTAGTTGTATTACATCCGCTTGCTTCGTCATAAAAGCCTCCGCACTTAACTGTAAGACGTTGAGTTGCAACCTAGCTCCTTGTTCATCTCCGCCAAGCTGGAAGATTGTCTTACCTGCTGTTGCAAGGTCAACGATGCGCCGTGAGTTCTCAAGCGTTGAGAGGTCGTCCATCTCGGAGATGGCACGAGACGCACGAGAGAGACCACTCGCCATGTTGGTCACGAAAGCCTTCTTATTGTTCTCAAGATGATCCGCTAAAACGTCCGATGTGTTACAACTTGTTACAGCGTCTTTGTGCCCATGTTCTCTTTTAGTCGCCATAATAGCCTTCCCCTTCTCAATAGCCTTTAGAGCATTTGTAGCAGTGGGCCAGTCCTCTCTTCGTGCCCATTGGCGAATAGTGGCTGGCTTGATGCCATGGGCCTTCGCTGTCTCTGTAAGACAACCTGTTGCGAGGTAGGTGGCTCTAACTTGTTCTTTGTCTACTGCTAGGGGCGATGGCATAGAAAATATGTTATGTCACAATGTGTGACAAAAGCAAGGCGTATCAGTTTTCTCTGATAAGGCAAGAAAAAAGCATTTGTCTTACGAAAATATATTTTTTTATTTTCTTGAGAATGCGACAAGGTGGAGTCATTGTTCATCCGTGCGATCAATCAAGGTCGCATGAAATAAAAACACAACATGATCGACTGCACTCCTTATCCAACTGATCCTACGCCAGAAAACTTTATGGACTATGCGTCTGATCCCATTAAGTGGGAATCGTACAGCATTTCCTTTACTCCTAACGGAGTCTGGTGGCTTAATTATTATTCCAACATTCACTGCGATTATCGTCGAATGGAAATATCCAAAAAAGCCTCTGAACTTATTCAAGGAATTTGGAATCTTTATTATGCTTATCGGGACAGGCAAAAAGAGACTCAAGAATCAATATACCATCGTGCAAAGCGCAGAGTTCAAGAGTTCAAATCTATGCCCATTGTCTCTTAATCAATCACCATCAATAAATATATACAACAATGATAACCATCGCCCCATACACATACAACGATCAAACAGGAGATCCTATCTACTGCAAAACACATTACTCATTGGATGGAGAATCTTCCCTGTGTGGACGAGACTTTTCAAAACACGCTATTGATCGCACTGGACAGAGTTATTGCGAGTGCAAGCGTTGCGAGAAGATTGCTGAAAAAATTAATCCTCAAGACTAAACCCCAACACCCCAAAAAAACACATGAAAATAACACTGACAGAATGGGAAGTTGCAGATCACCTAAAAAGAGACGACAATGCAGGTTGGAGTTATGAAGGAGCGAAGGCTCTCTCCGAGTATCTTTGCAATTTGGACGAGGAGCTGGGCGAGGACACGGAATTAGACGTAGTGGCGATCCGTTGCGATTTCTCAGAGTATAAGACTGCAACAGAGGCTGCACTTCAATACGGATGGGATGACTTCAAAGAAGATGATCACGAGGACTATAAAGAAGTTAGAGCCCTAACTTGGCTTCAGGATCGCACTCAAGCGATTGAGTTTGAAGGTGGCATCATCATTCAAGATTTCTAATAATGAAAAACCTTATCTTCACCACTTTAGAACTTCTCATCGGTGGATCATTCGTTGCTGGGATCATCCTTTGCTTAATTTGGAACTAATATGAACTATCCTAAAATCTACGATAGGTTACGCACTTCAGTAAGAGAAGGGATCGGTCTCTCAGATGAGAGATTTGATAGAACAATAAAACTGATACATAAAATACAAAAGAAAAACACTAAATAACATGAATGCAATAACAGATAAAAGAGCATACAACAACAGCATTGCAGAAGATTGCAGAGTAAAAGCAATGGATGACGACATCTTTGACCTTCAGATGCAGTTGTTCCCATTATCCACGAAAAACACGAAGAGCCATGCTCTTGAAATGGCTTCTTTTTATGCAGAGGCGTATTTTGAGAAGGTGGGAAGTTGCAATGAGTCGATGATGATGTTAGTAAGTGAAGCAATGCGACAAGCTGGGGTATTTTATAAGGCAAAATCACTTCTGAAGGAATATATCAAATGAAAAATATGAGCAAAATAACATTGGGAAAAAACATTGTAAATGGATTCTTTTCTGTTTCTGATGGTGACATTTACACGCTGGCAGATGGAAAGTTCGCCGTAGTAACAGCAGGAGGAGGAAATTATTGGACGTTGCGACATGTCGCCGCCAATGGAAAAGCCGACTTTACTAGTCCGCCAGTTCCTGAATGGGAGAATGTGGATGGTCAGTCTGCAATGGTACATATGATCAATAGGGAGTATTTTCTACGCAACTGAATCTCATCGCCATGAAAAAAACATCATTTGAATGTGGCGGATTTGTTCTGCATCGAATCACTGGAGACTTTAAGGGGCGATGCTCTGCATGGTACGATAAGGAAGGGAACCTGTTGGATTGTTGCATCATCAGGCCAAAAGAATTAGAAGGAAGGACGGTGAAGCATGGAGGGAAGATCCACCAAAGGCTGATCATGCTTGGCAAAGTTTGGAAAGGAGAACAGGCCACAGCTTAAACATTCACGAGACAAGGGGCTGGCTAATAGCCAGCCCCTTTTTCTTGCCTATTTACTGAGTGGCTTCCCACTTAATCGGGCTTTTTTCTCTTTCCTGCTTTGCTTGATTGCTCGCCGTACAACCTTGCGAGTCTTTTTATAGATCATCCAACAGAATACAAGGAAGCCTATGAGGAAGAACAACACGGAGGCGTGACTTATGGCAATCATTCTGCGAGGAAATTAGTTAGGATCTCCGCCTCTTCTCCAATTTGCCTAGTGAGTTCTCTATTTATAGTTTGATTAAGTTGCACGAGCATTTCATGGGACAATTTCCTAGCATCGTCCATTGCTGAAGCTGGAAACTCAACGATAAAAAGCCCTTCATGGAACTTTTTTAGTAATCCAAGGCGAATCCACCCCACTTTATCGGGCCTTTTTTCCGACAACCGATTTTTAGTTGTCTCCCAAGCGTGTTCTGGCGTTGGCTTTTCTTCTGCTTCTATTTGCATTTGTTCGGGGGCATTTCATGAGACTTTTTCTCTTGATTGGAATGCTTTTTTTTCTTTCTGAATATGCGTTGGTAGTTTTCTAAATAGGCTTTTGAGTTGTTTGACCTTGGGGCACTTCCTTTGCCGTTCATTTGTATATCGTTTCAATTTGTTTTAGTTCTGAATGAGGAGCCATCCAGCAATCTCTCTTCCCTTCACTACTCTTAAACCACTTGTCTTGTTTTGCTTCATGACCAAACAGCCATCCAACAACTAGGGCTGAATTTCCATTTGTCATAATCTTAACGTATCGGCGGTCTGGTGCATCATCGTCCCTAGTAATTAGAAACAGATTCTTATCAGAGCATCTCACTTCCACGTCTTCAAAACAATCTGGAATGTTATGGAAGGTGTTGCAGGAAGGGACGAAGAATCTATTAGCCCACTTAGCGAAGGCAATCTCTCCTATTGCCCCCACTACTGAATGGTGCAGGATTTCCATCCTGTTCCTATCCATTGTCTTCTTGTGGTTTCGATTCTCTAAA